ATCTTAGGAGTAATCTCTGTATTTCTTGTTGCTTTGTAGATGTTTACGATAGTCATGTATTTTGCAAACTTTGACTTACCTACACCTGATGCAGCAGTAATACAAGTAATAGAACCTTTAGTAAATCCTCCATAATACTGAGCTAATCTAGGAAAGGGAGGAGCAATAGATGTTATCCCTCCTGCTTCTTTGATTATCTTATTTCTTTCTATTTGGGAAATTATACTTTCAAAGTTCATCTTTATAGAATTTGATGGCTATTGTAAGCAGGTCCAGTACCATTCTTTAATTCTTCACACCACTTAGCTAAGTCGCTTTGTTCTACTCCATCAATCTTTTTAGAGATAAAGTAACCACACTCTCTGATATACCTAATAGATCCTTGTCCTTTCAAGGTATCTATGTAAAGGTCAGTAGCTTTGGCTATTTCATCTAGAGTGTAATCGTATTCTGCTAAGAATTTAATCAATCGCTTAACCACACTTACCTTGTCAGTAGTCTTTCCTGATACTCCTATGTTCTTTGCACTAAACTTAGCGATAAACTCTGTTACCCATGTAATAGGTATTTCAGGTTGTGGGGTTAGATTGTCAATAATCTTAATAGGATCAGAATGTCTAGCAACTTTAAGTGCAGATATTACTTCACTTATGTCAAGTTCTTCAAGTGCTTTAGGTGTCCAACTAAAAGTAGTTCCATTATTCAGAAGTTTCTCTTCGTAAATCCACTTGTCTATCATTTTCTCTTTGACTGCTAGTTCCCATAGGACTTCGTAGAATGTTTTTTTCATTTTCTGTTGTGGTTAAAATTACGTTTATGCCTTTGAATAATTGATCTTTCTTAAACTTAGGCGGGTCTACAAAGATAATGGATTCTTCAACTTTTTCCAAGTCTTCCATCCACATTTTTTTCATAAAAAGATAGTCTGGGGTTGATTCCAGACTATCTCCATAATATTCATTTTCCATAAATTTTAGTTGATTCTACTTGTTTAATAGATAATTTACGATTAAAGAAATACCCTAAGCTGTTCCTTTTATATCGTCAAACTCTAGCTTACCTAGAAAAAGATTTTTAAAGTTCTCTTCCATACCATCTGCCATGTCTGGAGTTACGTTAAACATACTCTCACAGTCATTACAAGTAGTCTCAATAAGTAAATCATTTGTGATTTCTAAGTGATTACCTCCACAGATAGGACAGGTACAATCCATAATAGCTTCATCAATAATTTCTTGATCTATTGTAACTTGTAAATCATGTTGTGATACTTCATAATACAGAGAGAAGTGTTTTAGTTCTTTTCTAAGAACAGGTTCACTGTACTCAGGATAAACACTCATAATCCATTCGTTGTAGGCTTCGTAAGTGTCTAAATCATCTAAGGGATCTACTATGTCAGCTTTCTTAGAATTAACGTCTTTAGAAGTCTTCCCATCAGCTTCCCAATAGAAAGGATCTTTTGTCTTATCTTCTGTTTTTACAAAGTCTCCCTTAACCTGATCATAGTAATAGTCATCATAGGTGTCCCACATGCTAATTTGCTTAGCACCTAAGCCTAGATGAGATTCACTATTATGTGACTTTTTACCAGAATGTTTAGGAATATCAAAAGAGGGAAGAGGAAATTCGAGTGGGAGGTTTCTTTCAGCCAACATTGTAAGCATCTCATAAGCAAAGCTAAAAGCATTAATCATTAGATTAACACTAGCTACCTCACTATCTCCATGCTCGTTAAAATAACCGCAGGAAAGATTATGAGAAGAAACTTTAAGTCCCCTTCTACGAAGTCCACCTACGTCAGTAGCTGTACCTGAATTAGGCTTGTACCCATATTTGTCCATTAAAGGTTCAATAAGGGTAAGATGTTCAGGATTCCACACTTGATATCCGTTAGTATACTGGATGAAGTCTGTTGTATAAGATCTACGATCTAGCTGAGTAACTACTAGAGAGTTGTCAAAGAAAGACATATCACAACAGTTAGTACCTACTAGACCTCTTTCTTCGCCAAAAGGCAAGAATACCTTACATACAGGCATCATCTTAAGCATTTGAATAGCAAAACATACACCTACAGAGTCATCGAGACCTAAGCCACATTGTTCTCCTCTGAAGTCATCAAAGCCGAAAATCCACTTATCTGTCTTAAAGATACGCATGCCTACATGATAGTCTTGAGCTGTGTCATAGTGAGCTACTACAGTAGGGTAGAATTCTGCTTCTCCCTTAGTGCAATAGATATTACCGCCTTTTTCTTCTACTGTTACTCCGTCTATCTGAGAAATAAGACTTATAAGCCAATTCTTTTTAAGCTTCTCCATCTCTGGCTGGTAGGTGGGGCTTTGTTGATACATAATATCAAACAGTAGATCAAAGTCTACAGGGAAATTTCCTTTTAATGTATCATCTAGTTCACCTAGTTCTTTGCTTTTATATTTATAAGTCATTTTTTTGTTTTTTAAATTAAGTGTTCTTCATTATTGTCTTCTACCATTTCTTCTGTTTCAGGTTGATTTTCTGTTACAAAAGAAAAATTCGAGTAATTAGTAGTACTAGTAATAGTATTTGTATTTAGTAGATAGGTTCCAATACCTAAATTTCCAATACCAACATTACTACTACTATGGATGTTAATAGTAGAATTAGTAGTAAGAGTACCTGATAGAGAGTTATTTGCCATAATCTGAGACAATCTTTCTTTGTTTCTTCTTTCTACTTCTTCGCTATCATAGAGATCTTCTGGCTTAGTCTCATCATTTGGATAATAATATACATTGCCATCAGTTAGATAGTCATGTTCATCTAAGATAAAATAACCAAAGCCATTCTCAAATTGCCTAAGTTCAGGATCATCTTGGTGTGCCCATCTATCATCAATTAACCTAATACCTTCATCTGTTAAGATAGAATCATCTTGATAAGTGTTAACTGTGTCATCTTCAATGGTATGATACTCATCAGTTGAATCTGAGTAAATAGCACAGTTTTCACAAACTCTTAGATCACGATATTGACCTCTCTCAACGTAAATAGTAGTATCATAATGTACAGTATTATCACAGCAACTACAGGTATAGTCACTGTCTTCATCTTCATCTACATTATAACTATTATATTGATAGTAATCACCTCCAGTGTTTCTAAACTCATAACGAGGACCTTCTATACAACCATTGGTAAGTATTTTTCTAGCTAGGTCATAGTTACATAAAGTGTCTAAATAAGGGAACTTAGTTATTCCTTCTAAATCTATCTCCATAGAGTAGTTTCCTCCTACAGAGAAAAGAGTAGAGTATCCTGCAGCTTCTAATGTGTTCTTGAGTAAGTTTTGTGTTTCGTTTGTTGTATAGTAAATACGGTCAAACATAAACTTACCTTCAATGTTCCACATGATAGAACGAGCAGCAATCTTACTACCTCTTTTAAGCACAGCCATCTTTACTTTGTCTGGAAACTTAGTATATATGTCAAAGTAGTTTTGACAAACTCTATGACGCATACAAGAGCTTCCTAGAGTACCTGATGTAGCTGCATAGTTCTCAAAGTGATAAGCATCTTTGATAGCATCTCCGTCAATAATAGCAAAATCATACAAAGGGTTGCTTACAGTAATTAGACTAGCATAGGCTTCTGCAAAAGCAGTAATGTCTCTATCGCTGTAAATATCTCCAAATAACCTACGAACAATCTTACCTACTGAAGTGTGGTATCTTTGTTTGTAGTTCCATACTTCTTTAACTTTAGTTTCAGTTTTATTAAAACTTACGCCTAATAGATTATATCCTCCAGTACCTTGAAATCCTGATTGATCTACATGAAAAGATGCACTAGACACTAACCTAGAGTTTCTAATCCTTAGAGGCCTTGAATCTTTTTCTAAGAAGGTATTTTTAAATTCAAAGTTAAAAACATGTTCATTCTGTGTTCTTTGGCCATTTTCCCATAGATAAGAAGTTACTGTAAATTCTTTGTTTTCAGGTACAAATCCCTTAATAGGAAAAACATCTCCTCCTAGGTGTCTAGCAGTTAAAACTAGTTTACTATCATAGTGACCATGATCAGGTTCATGACTTACGTAATTTCTTCTGTAGTGAAATACAGCTTCTGTTCCAGGCTTAATAATGTGTTGAATACCCACTTGACCATCTAAACGATTCTTACGATCTTCATCTAAATAAGAAATTTTAGTATAGTCAGCTTGAGATAACCCTAGATAGTTACAATACTTATTTAAAGTAGGTACATGCGTTAAATCTATAATTTGCTGAGCAATTTCTTTTACTTGCTCAGGTACATTAGTACTAATAAGTTTAATTAATCTTTTCTTTAAGTCAGGGTGTAGAACAAACTTATCCTGCCTTACTCTCCTTCTAGGTATAGAAGCAGCAGATACATGAATAGTTTGCATTTCTTTGTTTGCAGTCTCCATAAACTCGGAAGAGAATGGATCATCAATGATTTGTTGGTTTGGCATATTTTGTTTAAGTTAGTTTAGTTTAGTTTAGTTTAAATGAAAAAAGCACCCCTAGAGGTGCTTTATGTTTAAGTTTGAGTTTAGTTTAAATGTTTTCTGGTATTTCTTCGCTGTTGTGTGTGTAACAATGCACGAGTAATAAATTCTTTTCTCCTAGGGCTTTCTTGTGTGCTTTATCTCGTTCTTTTTCCGAATAAAACTTGTAATCTTCGTTTTTGTGCATTGTCTTCACAATCAGATGAAATTCAATGACTGTACCTTCTTCGCTTAGTGTGTACTCCATTCCACAAAGATACTCCATAGATTAGCAAACATTGCTACTACTATGGACAAAAGGGAAATGGAGAGAAGAGAGTAGGCGAGGAACTGAGTGCTACTCATACAGTTAGTGTTATTTATTTTAAATCTAATAAGTCTAAGTTTACACCTCATCGTTAGTGTGTTGTTTAACTTGTTTCCAGTATAACACAGCATTGTTAATAGACTTGTTATTTCCATCAAAGTACTTAGACATATCTTCGTACTCTAGTATAATCTTGTCTATCATAAGATTAGCAATTTTTCTGTAAGTTGCTCTATCTACTTGAAATCCTAAATTTTTGATTTCAATCTCTAAGGCAAGGGCTTGAGTTTCTGGTGACATAACTCAAAGTTAAAGCTTTTCTGCTTTTTCGTCAAATCTATATTTCAATTCTTCTTTGAACACTTCCTTATAAAACTCAGAGAGTTGGGTTTGTGTTCTTAGAATAGCTTCTATATGATCTGAGTCTAGGTCTTTGATTGGTTTATAGGTTAAAGGTTGTTTATTATCCTTGCCTCTAGTACCCCAATGTAAAGCTGACCTTCTAGTTAAGTGTGAGCCATCGTCATAGACGCTTAGCTCTTCGTAAGTGCCTACATGTCTTCTTGCATAGTCATTACCTCCATCTACCATAAGAACCTCTTTGGTTATAGTGTCTTTATGGGTTAGGTAGTCATGTCTATTGTAAGAAGTCAAAATAGTACCATCAGGAGTTTTAATCCTGTTTAACAATAATCTCGTTTCTGAAGTCATAAGTTAATATATAAGCTGGTTTAGTTGTTGTTGTAATGTCTCCATTAGTCTCAATTGTTTCATGTTTACACTCAAAAGTTTTAAAAGTGTATCCTGCATTAATAAAAAAGTTTAACGAAGTTAAGTTATTTGCTTTAACTCTAGTGATTATATTCACAGGGCTTTTATTTTCCCTTAAAGCATGTTCATGAGCTAAAGATAAAAGAAACTTACCTATTCTTTGCCTTTGATACTTCTCTGCTACGTGAATAAAGGTAATACGGTATCCTTCTTTTTTCTTTTTCATTAGCAATACGGCTGCTATATCATATCCATCTTGGATAGCATGCACGGATAAGTTGGAATCATTAAAGGATTTCTCTGTAAATACAACTTTAAAGTGGTTTGAGATAAACTCAAAGAACTCAGGTCGCTTATCGCAGTAGTAAGATATTTCTGTAAGCATAACGTGTGTCTGGTTTAGTTTTAGCTCTTTTATAGAGTATGGCAAATGCATAACGGCTAATACTTAGTTGTATTCCTGCTTTCTCATGGCTGTAGCCAAAGTCATCTTTTAGAATAAGAGCAGCATACTGTCTAGGAGTATAGCCTTGTAAATCTAGTTTTAATTCTGTTTCTATTGTCATGATAAGTTAAAGTACTCTTAATTTGTCAAGTTTATCTTCTAGTTTGCCACAAATAGCGTTAATCCAACTATCAAATAATTCTACAAATAGGTAGCCTATGTTGACTATAAGCCCTATAAATCCTAAGAAAAA